GAATAGAATCGATTTCTCAATTTCCGATTTTTCGGAAAGTCCAAGAGGAGTATCGAGTCTCCAAAAGTTTCCAAAAGGAGTTTTCATTTCAAATCACTTTCCCATAAATCGCTTTCTGAGACTGCGTCTGCGTCTGCGGGTCCTGTGTGTGCGCTTGCGGGTGCGGCGACCCGAACCGAAGTTTGTGCGCGTGTCTTGGTACCCTTGTCCTCCGGGTACTACGTGTCCGCCAGGGGGCAGAAGACTGAGCGCGCCAGGTTGGAGGGCGCTGGGCACGGCGGCGCCAGGTGCAAAGACCGGACCCCCCTGGAGGGATACGATGCCTCCGGACACCGATCTGGGCGGGGCGAAACTCACCTCGCCTACGAGCGGGGATTGCGCGGCGGCGCCTGAGTTTGACCTCTGTGACGTGAGACGCGCCTGGTACTCTCCGAGAGTTTCGGTTTCGCTTATCGCGCGGTTGCCCGGTGCTCCTGGCGCGCCTGGCACGTACATGAGGGGCGTGTCCGCGAAGACCACGTTCATCTTGGCAGAGGTCATACCTGGAGGAAACGGCAGTGTGAGTCGTGTGATCGGGTTGTTGGTGAGATTTTGGTAAAAAAGTTCAGTTGGTAAAACGGGCAATCCAGTCAGTCGGTTATACTCACATTCCAGAATGTGAAGAGTATTCGGTAGAGGAGGCAATGCTGTCAATTGGTTACGTGTGCATTTCAGGCGTAGAAGAGCGGGGGGAAGAGCAGGTAATTCGGTTAATTGGTTGTCAGAGCAATCAAGAAAATCAACACTAGGCGGTAAAGGGGGTAACGTGGTCAGTTGGTTATGTTGACAATCCAAACGTCCAAGAGTCAATGGTAAAGCAGGCAGAGTGGCGAGTTGGTTATGACTACACACTACATAGATAAGCGCGGGAGGTAGCGGTGGCAATGCAGTGAGTTGGTTAGTATTACAAAAAAGTATATGAAGATTAGGTGGTAACGCTGGCAATACAGTCAGTTGGTTACGTTTGCATTGCAGTTGACTAAGTCTAGGCGGTAAATCTGGCAATCTAGTCAGGTGGTTACCACTGCAATCGACGTATACAACAGTCAATGGTAAAGCAGGCAATTCGGTCAATTGATTATTGGTGCAATGTAAATATGTAAGAGTGGGTGGTAAAGCGGGTAATCTCGTCAGTCGGTTACCACTACACTCCAAGACTCTAAGACTAGGTGGTAAAGCGGGTAATCTCGTCAATGAGCACCCGCGGCAATTGAGTTCTACAATATTTGCAGGTAGATCGGGTAGGGAGGTAATGGTATATCCTTCAACATTTAAGTCCGGAGTCCCCCTTGCAATTGCTGCCAATAAACGAGTTGTATCTGGACCATGTGCCATTACAAGAAGAGGGTATTGTATTTTCTATCTGCGTGGACCTATAATTTGTACCCTTCAAGGTGCGTCCGTGCGTAACATCCGTCTGACGTGTGACTATCTCGTCCACACCTGGTACACTCGTCATCCTCCTCTTCCGAGTCCAGCGTGTACCCATCTACATGCGTCTTGGCATAACAGTTGGGTGAGAAGTGACCCGTGCGACCGCAGCGGTGACACACGTTTCCAGTCTTCTTCATCTCTGCAGAACACCTGCGATCGTGTGATATTGCAAGGTACTCGGTCTTGAACTCCTTTCCACATCGACTACACTCCCATACCAGTTCTTCTTCAACAAGTACGTCTTTGAGAGGGCAATCTCTTGCAAAATGCCCCGCACACCCACACGCATAACATTTATCAGCGTTTCCGGCAAGTTCCATTTCCAGAACAGACCGAACTGAGTCATCCAAAACAATTTTCGTGTATGACCCACCGCGTACGTTGTTGATGCCATGTGTCTTCATGAGATCTTTCGTCAGATTGTTCTCATCATGTTCACTGTTCATCGGTCTCGTTTCCAAAAACTTGACAGGTTTGTGTTTCTGAGTCCACGCAGCACCATTCCCATCTTTATGCTGCTTGTATCGCGCCGAAGGGTTTGCACTTTTTCCGACATAGTACTTTCCGCCATCCAGTTGCAGAACGTACAGTGTGAGTTGATCCATTGAATTGAAAAAGAGGTGTACGAAGAAAAGTTCGTTTTCGGTTCAACAAAAACCTTTTTTACAGTACAATGAGATTGAAGACGTTGCGTGCATCGCACAGGCATGGCAAAAAGTTCGATGCGGTGTTCGAGGTCAAGGGTCGTGAACAGATTGTTCCCTTTGGTGCCAAAGGATACAGCGATTTCACGAAACATAAAGATGTCACACGCAGGGCAAGGTATATTCACCGGCATTCGGGAATGGGGGAACATTGGAGTCGTCCGAATACGCCCGGTGCGTTAAGCAGATGGATTCTTTGGAACAAACCCACACTACGCGCCAGTGTGCGGGATTTCAAGCGTCGGTTCCAGGTGTAGTGCAGACCATGAAACCGGAAACTTCTCCCGAGCAATCTCGCTGACACGTCCCGCAACGTCTCGAATCTCTTTCTGGGCATCGGGACCCATGCGAAGATGACACCGAACAACAAAACCTTTTTACATGAAAAACGAAATCATGGACCACAAAATCAGTTTCTCTCAGGGAGACAAAATGACATCCCTCATCTACATTCCCGCGACTGCAACCATGCCTGCATACACCTTCTGCCCTTCGCACCTGCACCTCTTCTTCTGCACCACCACCAACTGCTCAAACGAGGTTGACTACAACGGCGACATGTGCCACTCCTGCTTGAACATGCCCGCGCTCGAGACGTACTGTCCCGACTGCAACACATACTCGGTTCTTGATGACGACGAGTGCTGCGACTGCGTGAGTGTGCTGAACACGGCATTCTTCCTGGAAGAATGCTATCGTTGCGGCGAGGATGTCAACGAAACCAGTCTGTGTGATATGTGCTACGAAGATCTTCACTCCGGGAGACCCGAACGGTAATTGAAAAAGAGAACACAACAATTATTTATTTTTTACTGTGCGAGATCTGCGTGGATGAGATGAGGATTCCACGCAAAGATCCAGCATCCGCCCTTGGTGCACTTGTCGACCACACCCTGCTTAAGAGTTGACTTGTCGCGCAGTGCCATGGCATCGTTGAGAAGATACAGACGTCGCAGCAACTCATTGGGCGTGATCTTGAGCGCACCGACTGCAGTTGTGAATTCATTGGTCACCATGGTCTCGTTAAAACTCGGACGGTGGGGAGAGCGAGATGTGACCTTGTTCAACTTGAACTTCTTGTAGAACTGTTGAAAGATTGCATCTAGGTCTGCAACGGAAACCACAGGGTCCACAGTATAGAGGTCGGGTACAGGCATTGCCTTGTTGAGACGCACAAACTCCTGCTTGATGATCTCATCATCGACACCCCACATCACATCGACGAGGATGCGATCAACCCCTTCAATGTCCTTGAGGGCAAGGCGACGATGGTTGCCGTCATAGCAAACGAGTCCATCGGATGTATGTGCAAGGTAGATGATGTTGTCTACGCGCTTCGATTCGACAATCCCAGCGCGGATTTCGAGAACACGGTCTTCGTCGGGTGGGCGGTTGTACTTCCATGCCCTGATCTCGAGTTTTGCGAACTTGTCCGAGTTCATCTTGTACAGTGGATGTGTGTCGTCGCTCCATACCTTTGCATTTTCGCGATTCAAGAGAAATTCCTGCCAGATTGATGTCATTTTGGATACTTTACAGAAATGTTCGGGATTTAGACTTCATTTTTGCCGGAAAACGAACCATGCCTTAAAAAAGATTAGAATGTAATACATGCCGAACGTAAAATGCAAACACGGGAAACGGAAGTCTCAATGCAGGGACTGTGGAGGGAGTCAGATCTGTGTGCACGGGAACCGGAAGTCTCAATGCAAGGGGTGTGGAGGGAGCGAGATTTGTGTGCACGGCAAACTGAAGTATCAGTGCAAGGGGTGTAGAGGGAGTCAGATTTGTGTGCACGGAAAACAGAAGTCTCAGTGTAGGGAATGTAGAGGGAGTCAGATCTGTGAGCATGGAAAATTCAAGTCTCTATGCAGGGACTGCGGAGGGAGTGCGTTGTGTCCAAACTGTATCACGTGGCCAGATTCACGACAACGTAAATATGGATATGACGGGTATTGCGTGACGTGTTTCAAACATCTCTTTCCAACGGATGCACGAAGTAAGGTTGTATACGCACATACGAAGGAAATGCGCGTTCGTAACACGATCAACGAGGAGTTTGAAGGGTTCATTCACGACAAACCGATTTGGACCGGTGGATGTGATTGTACGCATAGAAGACGTATTGACCATCGAAAACTTATTGGCGCTACGCTGTTATGTATTGAGACAGATGAGCATGCGCACGCTGAGTATGATCCCAAAGACGAGGAAGTGCGGTATGATGATCTCTCCATGGTTCACGGTGGGAAGATGGTCTTCATCCGATTCAATCCTGACGGAAAGGGTGTAGATATGGTAGATAAACTGGAACGTCTCGTCGACGAGATTCGAACGCAAATTGCGCGCATCGAGGAAGACAAAAATACCGAACTACTGGAAGTGATTAACTTGTTTTACCCGTCTTCCGCCTCCGCGTCTTCCGCCTCCGCGTCTTCCGCCTGCGCCCACCCTCTGAAAGGTTCAGTTTGAGTGCATTCAATAGGCGTAGTACAGTGTCTCGTGTACCCGGCGACAATCCATTGTTCTTGATTTCCTGTTTCAATTCGCCCGCACGTTTTCTAACTTGGGGATACTCGGCAAGAAAATCCAATGCAGTGTTGACAGACTCAAGTCCAACGTCGTATTGGTTTTGAGTCTTGAACGCATTGTCGTCTGGCAAGTCTGCAATGAGTGAATCGATCCGCTCCATTATACTTCCTCTTCATCTTCTTTGCGTGGCGCAGGGGCAACTTTTGCGGTATTTGTCGGATCGACATCTACGGACATCTCTACATCTCGTCCACAGCAGTGCATGCGGACATGTTTGTGGTTGACTGCTGCATAAATAACACCTGCGACGGAAACTAAAAACGCAATGATACCGAGTGCTCCACTTGTGTCTGAGTCCATTGTCTAGGCATTAGATCTTTTCAATCTTGGGGGCAACAACCTTGGGTAATGAAATGGGTTCCATGACTACGTAGGCGCACTTGTGAACTTCGGGGGTACGGCATGAAACACAGTACATGCCCATACACCGGCACGTGAATGTAAGATGAGACTTCTTTTTGCAACAGGGACACTTCATTGTAGAATAGGAAACACCCATTATCTTCAGTCGCTTTTCGTTTTTCCTAGGTGACTAACAATGGGCACCCGAAGACGGCGTCAATCTCGCAGATCGAAGAAGCGGGTCATCAAGTATGTTCCGCTTGTCGATCCAGATGTGCGGTATCCCCAAGACAAGTTTGAGAAGGAACTTTCGTCCTATCTCAAAGATCCGCATGGATGGGGGAAATCGTTTAAGCGTGTCAAGGAGGGCGGGATTGAAATACGGTTAGCGTCGCCTGCCACAATCAATGAGGCATGTGGCAAGGATCTGCGGAACTTGAGTTGTGCAGAATTGGGCGGGAAACATATGTACTTGAACGCAATGCGGTGGTCGCACGGTGCACCCGAAAGCAAATTGGAGTTGCATGATTACCGGCAGTATATGGTGTCACATGAAATGGGACATATCTTGGGGCATGAGCACGTGGACTGTCCGGGTCGTGGACACCCTGCACCGATCATGATGCAACAGACACTTGGAATCGGTCAGTGCAGACCGAGTACTCAGGTGTGAGGACCCGGACGACGACGACGCGTACGACCTCCCCGAGCATTCGGATTCCGCAGTTGCATGATCGCCCGATCCATATTGTCCATTTGTCTTTCTAAATCCGTGACACGCTTTAGGAGACCAAGAACAACTGTTTGCACCACAGACACCCCCAACACTTCACCCCCAGCACCGTCGAACAGCACACCTCGATCGCGTAACTCGTTCTTGTGTCCTTGTATCCAACCTTGAATCGGATCAAGAAATGCGAGACGGGGATTAAAGCCTTCTTGTTCAGCAGGGTTCGGGTCAGCTGCAGCAGCAGCGGCAGGTTGGGGCATACCAAACCCGAAGGGGTTACCGGGACCGGGGACACCGTTACCCGCCATTTAGTATATATTCTAGTTTTTAGTTCGAGTACGCAAGACCGCCCATGCCCGACATGACACGGAAGATATTGTAGTTGACGGCATACATGCGGAAGTTGTACGGGTACGCCTTGGACGGGAACGTGCCCGCACCACCACTGGTCTTGCTGTCGAACACGAGGGTTGCTGTGTCGATGCGAGAAAAGTTGCAGGTGCCCGACGGTTGGTGCTCCTCCGGTTGCAGCGCAAACGAGTACACGTTGATCGGGTTCGCAATCGGAAACGTGTGGTCGGCGATCGTGCCCGTCAGAGTCGTCGATGTAACGGTCTGCGCAATGTTCACGATATAGGTTCCAGCACCACCCGAACCGCCAGCATAGGCAACGATCGACGTGCCCGGTTTGACACCCGAACCTGTGAGGGACATTCCGATCAAGAACACACCTGTCGTGGTACCCGCAGTAAAGACCGTGTCGGAAATGGTGCTGGTCGTCGCGGACGCAGTCTGCACCACACCAAGGGAGATGGAGTTGCGCGTGGGCCAGAACCCGCCACCCGTGTGGTGCTGGTACGGTTGGACCTTCCAGAAGTAGTCACCATAGCGCTCATCGAAGCGGTCCTGTCCATTGATCTGCAGACGGCAGCGGTCGACAATGTCGTCATACGAAAAGGGCGACGTGTATCCATCGGCAACCGAGGTCGCGCTCGCGCAGTCCGTCTTGCGGACATCTTGGAAGACCCAGATCAACTCCTTCACGGGGTGGTTCAGCGTCAGGTCGATGCGCGCATTCGCCGTCGTCAGCGTCTGCTGGAGCGAGTACTGCAACTGGTCAATGAGGTACTCGTGCGACTGCTGGGCAAAGCGACGACGCTCATCCGTGTCCAGGTAGATGTAGTCAATGTAGAGGGACGCCTCCTTGGGGTTCGGCAAAAGTCCAGCGGCAGTGCCAATTGTTCCCGCCGATCCGGCAGTGCCCGACACCAAATCAATCTCCTTGCGGAAGATCAGGTTAAAGTGCACTTCGTGGTACTGGAGGGCAATGAGCGGCAGAGCGAGTCCGGGGTTGCGGCAGAACCAGAAGGACAGCGGAATGTACAGCACGTTGGGACGACCGTTGCAGGATGTTAAGGTCGAGGGACGTCCACCCTGGTCACCGCCGAGCATGGCATCCAACTTGACACTCTGATCGTACGGCGCGCTTAACGTCTCCCAAAGGTACATCCACTCTCCGTACTGACGGTCCATGACTTGACCACCCACCTCGACCTCAATCTGCTGGATCATGAGGTACCCCAGACGACGCTGAGCGCCCTGTGTCCAGTTGATGGGAGCACCGGCAGTGCCCGCAATGGTCGTGTCGGGCAATGTCACCTCGAGGTAGGTGCGGTACAGCAGGTCGGCATTGCGATTGACGACGGCAACGACGCGTTGGCCGAACGTCGGCGCGCCTGTAAAGTTGACACGCATTGCCTCCATGGCAAAATTCGTGTGACGCTTGTACATGACCTTCCAGAAGGTAATGTGAGGATTTCCAGTGATGTAGGCATCTTGAGCACCGTATGCAACGAGTTGGAGAAGACCGCCACCCATTTGTTTATTCTTTGTGTGGATATATTCTTCACATCAATTGAACAAATGTCCGCACCACGAAGACTTCGCACAATAGTTGAAGAAGCACGAAGACCCGACATAAATCCCCCGAGAAAGGCACCGGCAACACTTGAAAATCGAGGGGATCCTGTCGAATTCACGGATACTCGTCCCATCGGAGTACAGAAACCTACGCCAGTGAAGTTCAAGGACCTTGCGCCTAAGGGACAGGTGATTATGGGAGGTCGGACCCGGCGTCGCCACAGACGCCATCGTAAGATTCGTCGCACTAGAAGGTAAATGAGCAACGGACGGGCACCGCCTCCACCGCCGCCCCCGCCTCCCCCGCAAACATTTACGAACACACCACCTGCAGGTCTGCAGAAACCGAAACCGAAGGGAGACGATCCAGGACCCGTCGACAATACTCCAGTGCGAAAACCGACGGCACCTGGAAAGGGCGGGTCAAGAGCGAGGGCATTGTGCAAATGTATCAAGTCAGTGAGGAAAACAGTGAAGGCACGTCCCGGGTCGTCGAAAGAGCAGGCAGCAATTGCCATCTGCGTCAAGTCTGTCCTGCAAACGCGGGGACGGACTCTAAAGAGATTCAAGTGCGGACGCAAACCCAAATTGTCGACCCAGCGGAAATCCGCAAAAACGAAATCCAGGTTTTAAGAAAGAAAGTATATCAGCAAAAATGACGACCATGGAGACTCTCGCAATGATCCGCTACCCCACCAACGCCCGCCTGCGCGCAGACTACATCCACGCCCTCAAGGAGTGCAAGGCAAATCCGGCGTACCAGGCACGTATGCCGAACGGACTGGACGACCACCCGTGCCACTGTGAACCGTTCATGGAGGACGACATCAAGGGATGGACGACTGTCAAGCGCAAGATCCGCGTCAAGAAGATCCTCTCCGATGAGGAGTTGGAGTATCTTGCAGCACAGATGCATGACAATTGGGAGGCAGAGTCCGTCGACAGTCGTGGAGGCATGCTGAACCCTACGACTGGACCGGTTGGAGAGCACAATGGCGCACTCTTCGACATCGGATCCCGCTTCTAGACGCCACTCCCGCACACTTACTTACTTTTTCCATTTACCTCATTCGGGCACTAGAAGAACATGCTCGTGAGGTATCGTGGCAAGTGGTTCGAAGTCCATCCTAGACCGTATGAACCTGAGCGCATGACGACAGACATTGCGTGGATTCAAATTAAAGAGGGTGTGGATGCACCTACATCCTATCGTATTTGGTTTGAACGACAGCGCAAAATTTCCCATCTCTTTCAACAATGCAGCAAGTCGTTATCCTCGCACTCATCCTCCTTGCCTTGATTGTGTATCGTCTCTGGTGGAAACCCATGCTCATGCCTGCAGTGAAGGAGACATTGCCTGGAACGGCAACACTGTACATGTTTTACACGAACTGGTGTGGATATTCGAAAAAGGCGTTGCCTGAATGGGACAAGGTACCTACAACTGCGACGTACGGGTCGACGACAGTTACTTTTAAGAAGGTCGATTGTGAGGCACAGAAGGATATGTGTACGCAGTACGCGATAAAGTCGTATCCGAATGTCAAGTTGGAAACGTCAGGTGGTCTTCGCGAATACAGTGGACCTGTAACGTATGATGGACTGACTGCGTTCTTGACGGAGTCTCTGGGCGCTGTCAAAACATAAGATACTGAAAGAATATAATGGGAGATTCACCACTATATCGCAACTTTTCGGCACGCAGTGATGATTACGTGATCATGTCTGCAATCGACCTGCTTCGTCCAGAACAATTAAACAGTGTATTGAGTGACGCAGTCAGTTGGAACCGTCTGGGAATTGTTAACTATTTACTCGATACGAAACACGTGTCTCCAGATACAATTTTTAATGAAGTCTCTATGCTTGCACTTGCACTCGTACAGAATAGTAATGCGAATAGTTCCGGTCCGTTGATTCTTGAACTTATCAATCGATGTAGTCCCGCTACATTCGCGTATCGACAGCAGTTTGCTGATCATCCCGCCTTCTATCTCGCGACTCCGTTGATTATAGCAGCAGGGACGGACCAAACGTTGGATACGTTTCGACAAATCCTCGACAAGAGCATGGGTGTGATCGATGCCCAAAATAAGGTTGGCAGAACTGCCCTCCACTATGTTGCTCAACACAACAATATCGAAGAAGCGAAACTTCTACTTGCCAGAGGTGCAAACCCTCTTATAAAGGATGTACGTGGGTATACAGCGTACGACGTTGCGAACCTAGGTGATGTAAAAACCCTTTTGGATGTGAAAGCAGACCCCTCGGGGTCACCCCCTCGCCAAAGTGCTGCCGCCGCCGCTGCAGCAGCAGCAGGTGCTGGAAGTCCTCCTGGACCCGTTGCCCCTCCGAGTCCTTCTGACATTCTCAATCCTCAACCTCCACCTCCCCCCGCTCCTCCCCGCGGCAAAGGGCGCCGGACTCGTCGTAAGCGGTCGAAGCGCAGAACGACCCGGGCGCGTAGAAGTATAAAATACTGAAGGAGTACATCACAGCAACTAAGGAATTTATTGCCGAATAGCAAATGTCTCATTTCAAATTCACGTTTCATGCGAATGGCCCAAGCGGGTCGCCACCTACCAAGGCTCAACTGGAACCCATCAAGAAAGCGTTGATTGCATCCATCAGTGCAACTGCGCTGTCTATTAGTTTTACCGACAATGGCAACGATATGGGCGTATTCACGGTCATAGGAACTACAAATGACCTTGCCGCTCTAAGATTTAACGCAGATGAATTGATTGATGATCTTCCCGCGATAGCCGGTTGGGTCGCGGGTCCGGAGAAGGTAAAGTTTGCTGAAGACAAGGATCCCAAGGGCGGACGTCGTCGTTCATCGTCCAAGCGCGTCCGGAAGGTCACTCGTCGTAAGCGGTCGAAGCGCAGAAAGACCCGGGCGCGTAGAAGTATAAAATACTGAAGGAGTACAATGGCAGATGTTGTTCGTATACAGGATATGATTGATGACTCCTCTGCAGATGCACACAGTATTATACAGGCGATTGATGCACTTCCTATAGGAGTCGATCTGTTTCCTCTTGCGAGAACCGCAGTCCTGGACAACCGTGTTGATATTTTGACACATCTAATCGATGTACGAGGTGTAAATCCGAACACGCCCAATGCGAATGGAGCGACACTTCTCCAAAATGCAATTTTACAATCTAAAGGGAATGACGCGTGGAATCCGCTTGTCTTGCATATTATCGAAAGATCGAGCAAGGAAACAATCGACTACGCAGTTCGTTCAGATGTTCACGCCCCTTCAAATGGTATGACCGCGATCATGTTTGCGGTTATGTTTCCGAACTCTGACGTCCTCACTGCACTCTGTCAAAAGAGTAGTACGTCGATTAATTTGCGAATGAATGGAGGTCTCAGTGCCCTCCATCTTGCGGCAGATGAACAGAACATTGAAGAGATAATTCGTATTCTTTTGCAGTATGGTGCGGATCCTACTTTAAAAAGTGATACAGGCGAAACTGCCTACGACTATGCACTGTCTCAGCGGGATGAATATGGAAATCCGAGAATGAATCCGCGCGTACTCGCGATATTACGTGGATCCCCAGATCCCGAGGTACGTCCAGGATCCCCCGGTTCTCAACGAAGTGGTCCTAACCCCGGACCCGTTGTTGCCAAGAGTCCCGGTGATCCTCAAGGCGGACGGCGTACCCGTCGTAAGCGGTCGAAGCGCAGAAAGACCCGGGCGCGTAGAAGTATAAAATACTGAAGGAGTACAATGGCATATCTTGTAGGATTCGCAAAAGAGATATTTCAGAGTAGAGAACCCGGTGGTCCACCGTTAAACTTGGAGAGTCTGAAAACAAGAATCACCGTATCTGCTACCCCTCCAGACCAGTTGCAGATACTGCTTTTTACTGCGATTGAGATGGTAAACCTCGACCTTGTCAGGTTTTTGATAGAAGAGCAACACGTCGACCCCAACTATCTGCACACACGGCACTTTCACCCGCTCGGTAGTGGAGTCACTGTAATGGAGGGTATGAACCCTATATCAGTACTCTACGTTCTTTTTACATCACAGTCCCCTCTTCCGATACCGCAAATGACCGAGATGTTTTTGTATTTAGTTGAAAATGTGAACCCGGAGACAATCAAGCATAGAATAGAGACGCCCAGTCCGACAACTTCCAACGGAACTGTCCTTCACTATCTATCGTCACCGTCGGCATTAGTCAAGTTTGACGTGATTAGAATAGTTAGACGGTTATGTGAAAAGGCACCTGGTCTGATCGACATGCAGAGTGACGCCGGATCGACTGCGCTTCACGTAGCGGCACAATATAACAATGTAGAGGTAGTTAGGGAACTTATTCGTCTAGGTGTAGATCTCACTCTAAGGGATAGAAGTAATAAGACTCCACGCGATCTAGCGACGTCTGTTGAGATACGGGCACTTCTAGACAGTGCACTCAATCCAGCAGCTCCTCCAGGGTCACCGCCACGTGGACCTGCTGCTGCAGGTGCCGGAAGTCCGCCTGGTCCCGGGTCTCCCGCGTCTCCTCCGTATACAGGCAGTCCTTCTGACCCCCAGGGGGGGCGAGGCGGACGGCGTACCCGTCGTAAGCGGTCGAAGCGCAGAAAGACCCGGGGGCGCAGACGTTCGTAATTATTTGCGTTTCGAAATGAACCTAGACATTTGCGAGTACCCCTTCTGAAACATCGACTCCTTGTCGGCAGGCGTTGTTTCGGTTAATGTACTGACTGTATCATCATCTAACCAAACCAAATTCCTGAACCGCGTCAAGTCATGTTGCATAAAGAAACTGTACCATAGCGTGTACAATGTTTGTGCGGGTGAAATGGAGTCCAGTGTAGACGGATAGATTGGAGTGGGTCGTGCAGTAATATGTAGAGTCAAGCAGTCAGGTGGAATAACGTCGGCAATGCATCGCGAAAGGACGCCGCCGTCAATGTAGACATTGTTGTACACAATCTGCGGTTGGAACAAGAACGGCAGACAACAGGAGGACCGAATTGCATCCACCACAAGAACATCTCCGGAAAACAAAACCGGTTTCAATGTCGTCATGTTTGACGCAAGAAGTTTGACGGATTGAGGCAAGTCGTTGAGTTTTTTGCCACGAATGGGAAATCCGTTCCGCTCGAAACACTCCTCTAGTTTTTCACACCAGTCTGTCATGGGGAACAGACCCTTTTTTGCAGGGAAGTCTTGTAGATGGTGTAGACGAAGTGTCGGGAAGAACCCAGAAATGGTCATGCCGGGATCACGAAAAAAGGCGTTCAACTGGGCAGCGTTCATGCCGCATCCCAATCCAACTGCGGCAATGGATCCAACCGAACACCCGTAAATACCGTCGGGAAACTGCAGATGCCCCATTTCTTCTTCGAGTGCAGCGAGTGCACCTACGAGCAACCCACCTCTCGACCCTCCGCCGCCAAGCGCAATGGATCGATACATTCTATTGTATCTGACAAGTAAGAGCATGCTGAAAGCACGTGATGTATGGACAGAACAAGAAGAACGCAGAGAAAAACGCATGTCGGCAATGAGACCTGTACTTTCTCAATTGTACGGGCAAATCCGGAAACAGGCAATCCATTCCCCCAATGCGCCATATGTTGTCTTTGAAATCCCCGCCTTTGTATTTGGATATCCGTTGTTCCAATTGAGTGAAGCACGAGAGTATCTCGTTGCCACACTCACGGAGTCTGGATTCATGGTGTGGCCTGTGAATGAGAAATATCTCTTTGTGTCTTGGGTCAAGCAGGGTGCGCGCACCTCTCACCGCCCTCCACTCATTACCAATTACCGCCCGCAAGTTTACGACCCGACCGACGTGGGAAGCATGCTTCGTTGAGGCGGACTCATGTATCCCGTGGTTGCCGTCATGACTGCGTTCAAAAATGCAATTGGAATGGGTGCGAGTGCAGCAATAATGACGGCAATAAACTTTGTTATAGGACTTGCCGTCCACTTTACAAAGGTCGTTACGATATACGACATGCCAACTTCATTGCTCGGATCGATTGTCTTTCGGTTTGCCGCATATCCATCCCATAATTTCCACGTGTACACCATGTTCGTCAAGAACATGAGGATTACGAGGAACCCTACCACACCATACGATGCATACAAACTTGCATTCCACACAAGCGTTTGCGGTGTACACTGGACTTGTCCAAGTGTAGTGTACTGTCCAAGCGTCGCAGTTTCATTCAGCGCATACTCATCTGTATGTGTACCGTCCTTGTCTACATAGACAATCTCGAGTTGAACAACCGGAAACCCACGTACAGTATCGTCTTCGGGTGTGGTTGTCAAGACTTTTTTTGCACGTGTTGCCGTGTAAATTGGCATCACTGGAAAGGTAACGGATCCTCCACAAAGAGGGGGGATCTGATCGAGTACATCCACTGTATCTTTTGACGTCTTGAGTGTTGCCTTTGTGATGGAGGTAACGGGTCCAGACGGAGGAATGTGTTGCGGACCCGAACTTGCGGGAAGAACGTAGTCGGCAGGTGTAGTGGGAGGTAGTGGAGGTGGTTCTACGGTTTTTGTCGCTCCGGTTGCCATTGTTAAGACGCAAACACGAGATTTGCAAGACCACTTACGATACGCAAGAAGTTGTAGGACTCAATGTAGACACGAACATTGTATGTATAGTTGAACAGGATTGCACCATTTTGCGTGTTTTTGATGACCGTGACAACATCAGAGGGGTTATACAATCCAATATTTCCGGGCGGAATCACGGTGGGATTCTGGTTAAAGACGGTGGATTTCAAGATGCAGACTTGGACTTGCCCAGTTGCCGTTTGTGCGGGAAGCGGTTGTTGCATTGTCATGCGCAAAGTGATCTTGTCGAATTTACTCGAATTGAACGCACCGCTTGGTTGATATTGATCATTGTTGAGGGCAAAGGAGTACATGTAGATACCCGGTAAACTAGGTCCAGTTGTGTGGCGATACGACTGCAACAAGGAAAAGTACTGACTTGGTTTGGTGTAGAAGCGCTCTTGTCCGTTAAAGAGAAGAACGCTGTCGACCATTGTATCGCGCGGAAAGACGGAACTCACTTGATATTGTCCGCTCGAATAGAGGACAGTCCCGACATTTGAACTGTTGGCAGTGAAGGGTGCGCGGTTGGGATCGTCCCAATTCGTGTAATTGTCCCAGTCATTGATTGCCTCCTTATCCGACCGACGGGCATTGAACATGATTCGCGTGACCAAGTTTCGTGAAGGAAGGACTGTTTCTGTGTTTGGACCGAATTGGTTCTCATTCCCGACAAATATAACTTCTTTCATCAGGACGGTTTGATCTGCAAGTGCAAGTTGGTTGAGTTCCATCTCGGTTAAAGAAATGAAGTTTGCGTCAATGTAGGGATCTGGGAAAAAGGTGGTTAACGTCGGGTTGGACGGTGTGCCATCAAGATTGGGCGGACTTAAGAAGGTGGAGAGCGTGGATGCATCGGGACGAATGCGTGTCCCGAAGGTGGCGTTTATGGGATTTGTGTCGAGAATCGAATACAAATTGATCATCGGATTCAAGACGACATTGATAAAGACGTCCGTGTTCTGCATGGACACCAACGGCAAGGCGGTTCCGGCATTCTCACAGAACCAAAAGTGAAGCGGCACAATGAGTTGGCGAGATCGGATAGAGGGTTCAGGTACAGTTGTCATGGGCAACGCAAGACCTAACGGACTCTGCACTGCGACTGCGTGGGGATACTGCCCATTGCGATCAAATGCATTTGCTGGATCGTACACTTCCTTGACATGTCCAACCATCTTGTCCACAAGTCCGCGCTTTGTCTGGTCGTGTGTGAGATACGAATACAATTTCATGAACTCGCCAGTCATGGTTTGAAGAACTTGACCATTGGCAGTCAGTTCAATGCGATCGATTAAATTGTATCCGATGTTCTTGATCCACTGAAATTCATATCCCATGGCAGTGCAGCGTGTATCGTATCCGGGCGGTGCCGTGATTACGCTTTTCAAGGGCGACCAGATGTCGGGTAGAGTCAAGACCAAGTAGCAATCATTCACAAGTTGTCCATATCGATCAATTCTGCACGAGAGTGTGCGGGTGCCAGTGGCATCAAATTCGAGATGGGACGATGTGAATGTGAGGCGAATATGTTCCATGGCAAAATTGGTGTGTCGGCGATAGACGGCGCGAAAATGAGTCATGGACGGATTTCCATTCACGAGTTCATTCTGTGCACCCTCGGCAGCAAGTTGCATCAATGCACCGGGCATTTGATTCTTTCTCTACATAAAGAACCAAGTAAATCACCCATGGCAGGAAACGGGGCGCCTCTTCCCAAGGATCCTGATGATTTCCTACGTAGAGGCGACCTCCCTGTAGAGAAAGAGGGTGGGGGGTGCGAGGCGATCTATAATGCCGGATATGCATATGAGTACTTTGACCCTCGCACGTATGACCCACACCGCCCCTGCAAAATTGATATGAAGAAGGGTGTACCTGCAAACACTGTTGCGGTTCTTCCGCCGATAGGTGAGCGTATATTCAAACAATTTCTTGATCAAATCCCGCTGTTGAGTGCAGACGACATACGAGGCGCCCCGGACGGTGTCTACACGTGGATTGTATTTTCGAAGGACGGAGGCGAAAAGCAATTTGTGGCGTGCCCGGTGCGGGACGCGTTTGAAATCGGTACGAAACATGGTGCAATTGCGTTTCGAGTAGGGGCAACGCATATCCACAATGGCGGTGAGATCATGAAATCAGGTGGCACCATGCAATTCAACCTTCAGTCCGGCACATATATGCAATACTGGTTGAAGGCCCGTGTGAAAAAGGCAGAAGGAGACTGCAATCACCTAGAACTCCACGCATACGTCCAAGCGAAATTCAAGGAGATGTTTCCAGATGCAGTGTTTCAACATGAACCGTTTAAAATGGGAAACCCGACGGCGGCAGATCTGGAGATATACCGTCTCGCAGGGTTTCGAATTGTCGATGTATCCGGTCTCTCGTACGATGCGTGCAGTGCCAAGATCGATGATGTCTTATCTCAAAAGGGCGGTCGGAAAACGCGTAGGCGCAGACGTCGCTACACCCGGCGGGCACGGCGGTGACGCGAGTGTTTCTTTGCGCGACGGGTGCGATTACGCCGGCGCCCTCCGTAGCGTCCATACTGCTGCTGTCCATACTGCTGCTGCTGGGGCGGTCCATACTGCTGCTGCTGTCCATACTGTTGCTGCTGGGGCGGTCCATACTGCTGCTGGGCAGGCGCCGGGGCGGCCGCAAAGGGGTTCAAACTTCTAGACGGACTACCACCCATTTTATATTACTTACGGAGATGTTGTTCCTGCCGCTAAGCAACATAAGTTGGTATATTGAACGGGTCCGAGGGAAATAATATTTGTATTGTAGACTTGACCGGGTACAAACTTCCGCTCAAACTGCGACGCCTTGTTCCCCTTGACGGCAGTGTACACATAGTTATAGCGGCGGTGAGCGGGGGGCGGATTCGACTGAAAGGTCGCCGCAACGATCTGCTTCTTTTTCTGAGTGACATAATCTTGCACCGAATTGATCTGGACCATCTTTGATTTATAGAGAAGTGAAAGAATCTATCTAATGCGGTTTGTACTGATATCAACTCACGTGGACCAGACGACGGGGTACTCCAAGGTGAGTTTCAATCTGCTATCGCAACTTGCAACGCTTGCACCGAAGGTCAAGACATACCACTTTGGGTTTCAGCGCCACCCGGATCGCAAGTCGGTTCGCAAGGCACCCGACGGTGTGGTTCTGTACGATGCTGCGACGAACGAGGATCCGAAGGAGGAGGGGTTTGGGTTCAATAAGATCTATGAGTATCTGGACATGGTGAATCCAGATATTGTCATGATCTACAATGACCCACTCATCATCTGCAAGTTTCTCGACGCAATGAAGATTACTGAGACGACGCGCTACAAGGTTTGGACGTATGTTGACCAAGTGTACACGGGAATCGCAAAACCTCTGGTTGACAAGATTCAAGATCATTCGGACAAGATCTACTGTTTTACCGACAGTTGGGCACGCGAGTTCAAGAAGTATGGGATTACAAAGACGATTGGTATCCTTGAGCACGCAGTGGATCCGACGGTTTTTTCGAAGTTGCCTCTCGGTGTCCGCACAAGTCTCCGGGCATCTCAGAAGATCCCATCTGACGCGATTGTATTTCTGAATGCAAACCGGAACAGTCAGCGGAAGCGTCTCGATACGATGCTTATCGGGTTTGTTCGTCTTCTTGCCCGGAATCCGACACTGCCCCTGTACCTCATGTGCGTGACCGTTGCCAACCCCCAGGCAGGTGCGTATTACGACCTGCATCGGATTTATGTGGATCAACTTCAGCGCGTCGGTCTTCCATTTGAGGAGTTCAAGATGCGTCTCATGCTTGTCGATACGACTCCGCCGAATACTCTGCCGGACGATGTGATTAACCAGATCTACAATATCACGGACATTGGCATCAATACAAGTGATGGCGAAGGGTTCGGTCTCTGTCAACTTGAACACCTGTATACGGGCGCACCTCAAGTTGTGACGGATGTTGGGAGTTATCGCTCCTTTTTGAGCGAACGTGTTGCCGACTTCATTCCCAAGTGCGATATCGAGGTGTATTTTCCTGGATCTATGCCGCTTGGACTGTCTGCGCCCTCGTTTTCCCCGGAGGACACGGCAAATGCAATGGAGTCGGCAGTCAAGAATCTCGCAGAGCACCGTGAGAACATTCCTGAACATACCTTCTTGACCTGGACAAGTGTGTGTTCGGGATTCCTGCAGGATGTCCTTCACCAGGCAAGTGCGTAACGGACTCTGCCTTCCGATTCAATGACACCAATGCGGATTAGACGCTGATCATCTCCAAATGCTGACACATCAAAGAGTTCTCGACTGTCGAGATCATACAAAAAGAGTAAATCCTTGATTGTGACCTGCTGAAGTCTCCTCCGCTTTCGATCCATATTTCGCAAATAGGATGCGTCGGACGGGTCCGCCTTGATTGCCGGATTGAATGCCAGGTCTTCTCCAGTGACTCCGCTATCGAAGCGCATGCATGAAATTACATTTGTCTCTCGACTATGAAGTTTCCGATGAATTTCGCAGTCGACTGCTGCCTGTTTTAATAAGAAACCGATTTTTTGATTAATCACATCCTTTTCAAACGCTGCTTCATACAGGTATTCATCTGTCGACATGAACGTGTCGACTGGCGAACCGCCTTCGTAGCGTTTCTTCGATGTGTCTGCACGGCGAATGCGGGCAATGTTAGGTCCTTCCGAGGTCTTGAGTTGTTCTGGACTGAAGACGCTCATGTACATACTGACACGGACCGTGCGTTCTTCGGGAGGAAGTGTGGCATGGGAGCAGATGCGCACTGCACGACCAATGACTTGATCGTGACGGGCGGGGGTCCAGTGCGGTTCCATAATGTGTACGTGGCGTACATTTGCCAAGGTAATGCCTTCCGCACCGCTGCTGGATGCCATGAGCAGGCATAACAGTTTCTTCCCCCGCGCGGCAATGCTTGCCTTCAAGGATTCGGGAAACTTTGCTTCATATCGTCCGTTAAAGATCTGACGAAACAACTCGCGCTCTTCGACCTTTTCTTCTCCTGTGTAAAACGCATACGCAGGTTTCGCAGACATTGCGGGGTCTTCGATTAAGGATCCATTTTGAGTGATAAGTTTGTACGGTTGCCATCCATTGGCATCCAAGATTGCAGCAAAGACACCAAGACCTTCGAGCGACCGGTACTGAGAATACACAAATTGATTTTTCCATTCTGCTCCATCGCCAATGGATAAATTGGAAACCATCCGTTTGAGTTTGGGACTGTAGATATCAAGCGATTTCAACGTCAAGTACTTTGCAGATTGGGTCCGCAAAGCACTTAATGCGTCAGGGTGGGCGGGGACGGTATCTTCGCTCGCTGCATCATCATCGACTTCGGGAACTTTGAGTTCGGGTGGAACCAAGAAATTACAAAGTAGACGAGACTTGACACGAAAAGACTTCATTTCATCCTTCAATTTGTTTGCTGCAGATGTAGGTTTGATCATTTCCTTGTTGCGGGCATCGAGATAGGTTGTGAATTGTTCGGATGACATTGCGACCTTTTCGAGCATCTTGTCATCGTCGACCCTGCGGGGAATCAGGCGCTCGTCTGCGCCCTTGAAATAGGAGACTAAACCTTGGATACGCCGTTGCAAGAGCAGAGGGTTCTTGATGGTCAGACCATCTAGAAACAGATCGGCAAACTCTTCATATTTGGAGGGGAGACATTCGAGTTCTTCAGTGACAATTCTCTCAAGGGCAATGTCGCTTCCGTTTGCCGTATCAAAGGTGGTTTTGAACGACTTGACCCAATCGGTCGGCATCGTGATCCATGACAAATCCTTGTTGTACTGAACCGCGACGCGCTGCCCTGTATTGTTGTACACTGTGGCAAAGTGCGGGGGATTGCGTGTGACCATGACAATCTTTTTCACCGCATTGAATTCGACAGTATCAATGTCGCGCAATTCATGAAGTGTCGCGGTCATTTTCGGTTCATCCCATCCTTGGATGGTTTTGAAGGGGATGGAAATCCGTTCAATCGGTCCACGCAACAAATTCATGAGGTAGGCAATTTCATTGGGTTTATTAATTACAGGCGTGCCGGATAACACTACAACCTTGCAGGATTTGGCGCGATAGATTGCATTGTATACGGGCAAGATCACACCCTCTTTATCGGCAATGCGGGAGATGAAGTTATGCACTTCATCAATAATGACAATGGACTCATCGTACGGATTGGGTCCATCTTCGGGAAGAAGGGCGGCAACTGCAGTGCGTGTCAGTCCGTTATAATTCACAAAGGTGAAGCGAGACGTCAGAACATCATCAATTTGTTGGCGAATGAGATCTTGATCCACTTTCGAAAGGGTGGTGAAGTTTGCCGGTTGTCTGGGTGTTGTCGTGTAGAATTTGCCGTGTTTTTCAAGAAACGCTTCAGAGATTCCTAACGATTTCCCTTCATCTGCACGTTCTGCGGAACTGACTTCACGGACCCGCCAGTGCTGTTCAGTGTAGAGCGGACATGTTTGGAATTCACTCTTGTAGTTTGCACGAAGACTTGCCGGGGTCATGACCACAACCTTTGCCTTGGAGATGAGTGATTGAGCAATGGCAATCGACGAACATGTCTTTCCGGATCCGAGACCGTGATACAATAAGATTCCGCGATACGGGGTTTCAATAAGCATGTAGTCTCGGATCAGTTTTTGGTAGGGGAACAATTCACGAGCACTTGTTTGGTTGAGACATAAATCAACATCCTTGTCTTCGGATAGGGGATCTCGGTCTTCTTTTCTGTACTTGAGAAAGATCCGAGTGATCGAATCCGCAAATGCTTTGCGGTTGGGCAAGATATAGTCGGCGGCAGTACTCATTGTTTTTCGTTGGGATTTGATAATGGAGGCGTTCACACGGAAAAACCATCGGATATGGATGGTGTCCTTTTATCTGTTCTTTATGTCTGCCTTTCTCTACATCAAACCGACTGTCGCGTTCGGGCGTGAAGGTCGTGTTCGTCCATTCGGAACAGGTGATCGAGAGGCAACGATATTCCCCGTGTGGACATGGGTGTACCTGTTCAGTGTCGTGGCATATTGTTTGACCGTGTACTTTGCTGATTTTCAGGTATAGACCGCGATACATCCATGCTGACTCCCGACCACGTTTTTTTGAACCCGCTCAAGGAAGACTATATTGGTCCGCCTAGAGTCGATCCGAGAAACATTCAAATTGGAGAACGGGTGTGTCTGCGAGGCAGTGGACGGGGTGGGTCGCAGATAGATGGATATGGCAGGGTTTTTGACGGAATGCATTCTGAGTACATTTCGATTGTAAATGATTTGGGGCAGTCTGTCTTTTACTTCTTTTGGAATGTGGGTACGCTCGATTACCATGCTCCTGCCCTTCGGCGTCTACGCAAGTCTCTGGCACTCAAGATACATGTGGATGAATATCTGTATCGACCGGGACATCGGGGTGCACTTGAAGCGCGCGATCGGTTTATGGTGTGTCTGCATCTCTATGCCAAGTTCCCTTTATAAAGGCGGCAACATCCCTCCAATCAAGTCCCACAGCATCTGTCTTGATAAAGAGAGTGGGCGATCCTGCGGCATTCTCTGCGCGAATGTAGATTGTTTTGCCGATTCCAGGGGAGGGATCGCCTATATCCGGGTGCTGCCATAATGCTTGATTGGGTGTCAGACTGGTAGCTCCGAGATCAATCATGGACTGTAAAAATCCAGTGATGTCTGACTCCATTGACTGAAAGGAGTTTGTGGGATTGTGCCACATACCGCCCTTGTACTTGGCACTCAAGATACGTCCAGTTCCATTTCCAGCAGGTCCTTGCTCTCCCTTAGGACCGATCCCCCCTGGAGCACCTGGAGCACCGGGGGATCCCCCAGGTCCAATGGATCCAGTTGCACCGGAATCACCTTTCACTCCTTTGCCGGTGGCTCCAGGGGGTCCGGTGGGTCCTTGAACATTGGACGGCGCACCGGTGGGTCCCGCCAACCCTTGCGGTCCTGATGCACCTACAGGTCCAGGTACCGTACTCGCAGCACCTGCGGGTCCGGTATACCCTCCAGTTCCCGCTGGACCCGCCGGACCGGTTGCGCCCACCCCACCTATCAGTCCTAAAGGCGACCCGAGCGAACCACCTCCACCCGGTACGTTTTCATATGCAACATCTCCGATCGCGTGCTCGACAATCCCGTAATTTGTAAACATCTCTGCCTGGATTGCCTGCGTGATGTTTGTGCCATACGACGACGCTTGATTGACTGTGGATCCAGACCATTCGTTGCGGTTGTAGGAGTCGAGTGTAAATGTCTTGAGAAGCGCTTGGAACCTTGCAACTGCAGCGGCAAACACAGTCGGGTCCGTTCCGGGAAGAGGGCGAGGGAACGTAACATCTCCGTCAGGTTTGAATCCAAAGCAATTGACACCAAACTTGCTCTTGACATCAAAATAACCGCCGTTCACGCCTGGACGACCGCACGCTGTGCGACGCGCAGGGTCCTGTTCTTTCTGAAGACTGTCCCACGTTCCCTTCTGGGTCGGGTACAGTGCCATTCCACCTTCAGACCATCCGTATCCACACCACTCTGCGCCGGCATTGTACGCAAGAATGATCTGGTCAAGCGTTGCAAGTTGCGACCCGTATGCCGCACACACTGCAGGTGCATCTTCATACGTGAACTTGTTATCGGCAATGTGAAACGCTTCGCTGCCCTTTTCACCAAACACACTTCCAGATTGGGAACCTGATGCTGGGGCAGGAGTGGATGCTGACTTGGTCGATGAGGGAAGTACAACCAGTCCATATCGAAGCGCAACGATAAAGAGAAGCGTACCTAGAAGGATAAAAATAAAGACAACAACGACGGATCCAGTCGTGAAAAAGATGAAAAGACTGATGAGACCTACGACCGAGAGCGAAAGTCCCAACACTGCATCTGGCGATATACCAAAAAGTGTAGGGACGGGTCCAGCAGACCCTGTGGACCCTGTGGTCCCTGTGGTCCCTGTGGACCCTGTGGACCCCGTGGACGAAGAACCTGTCGCACCTGTAGACATTCTTTCTCTTACTCCTTGATGCGATAATAGAACAGCAAACGCACATTGTTCGACAAGGGAAACTTTGTCTTCCCGTGATTGCGGACATTTGAGTCGTCGTACTCAAACCAGTCTCCGCCCAGTGTGCGCCCATATGTCCACCAGTGTCCGCCGTTCCAGCAGACAATTGCGAGGAGTCCGTACTTGAATCCGTTGAGAACCACGATTGGTGCATAGGTGACAGAGGACTTGAGAGATGTCACGTGAAACACGAAGATATTGGGAAATGTCGACATGAGCAACTGCTTCTTACACCCCTTTCCGGAACACGTGTCGCACTTCCAATCCGGAATTTCGACAGGTGTCACTGCCTGCTGGATACTCTCGATCAGCGTCTGGTTCTTGCTGGGTGGACTGATCGAAAACTCAATGAGCGAATCCACAACTGTCTCGGCATGCGAACACGAATTGCATGTAACCTTGTTTCCTACCTTGAATCGCAGAAGCGAGTCGAGGTATGGAAGTTTATCGCAAAGGAATGCCAGCAACTCGTGCGAGTCTCCAATACCCTCACCTGCCGGCATGACTGCAGTCTTGACGCATGCATAGAAATCCTTGAGTCCTTCGTCTCCCTTGGATGACCAAATCTCTTGAAGACTCGAATCGACGGGGTTTGTAGTCTCGAGTTCGGTGTTGATGTATCGTGCTTGAACCTCAGGGATGCGAAACACTGCCTGAATCGTTGCGTTCACCCAGCAGCTTCCAGATTGATTGCGGAGTCCGAACATTCTTTATCTCATGAATGCCGAGAAATCTGCCAAATATGGAACGGGTTCGTTTTTGGCCGAA